GACATACCATGTCGCTTGCACGATACACGCCTGCTTGATGTGTTCCGGCGCTACGAGAATGTTGGCGTCACCGTTGGCGTTCCCCGCCGTAACCTCATCCTTGTATCCGGCTTGATAGGTCACGCGCAAGGCGCGCGGACGCGATACCATGACGGCAGGGTAGAGGATCACTTGGTTCTTACGAGCGTCTGTGGTGTAGTAGGTGGTATCTACGTCTGCGGTATCGTCCCAGCGGCCCGAGGGGCTGTAGCGCAAAAGCACAGAGCCGTCGATCAGAGGCTTTTCGCGCAGGGTGGCGACGTAGACGCCCTTGCCGCGATTGATCGAAATATCAATATCGTTGGTGTCCAGATAGTCGGTGAAAGTGCCGAAGTCCCACTCACGGCGAGTATAGCGCCGTATCAGGGCAGAGGCTTGAGCGATGGAAGACAGGATGATGGCGTTATTGCCCGTATAGCCTTCCTCTTGGTTGAGGGCGAGGGCGATGTCTTGGGTAGAGCAAAATACGGTCATGTCGCTTCCCGCTGCAATCGATTGTAAGGGCGGAGGGGGCCGCGATGGCCCCCTCTCGTTTCGTTCAACGCCGGAGCCTCGTCGGCTTTCCGCTTGCGATCATCTTGATCTTGCGATCAGGGTCAACGCGAGTGGCGCGTGGGGCATCATCATCGGGTGCGTCCACATTGCGATTGATCCGAAAGATCGGCTTTTCCAGAAGTTCGCCGTCCCCGTCTGGAACCTCGTCAACGAGGTCTTCGAGAAGCTGGACGATCTTCGGGCTGTCGATCACAACGGGAACCCCGAACTTGAAGCGCAGGTGATCCTTCGGGTTTTGCGGCGTATGGTCGGGATGCCGATAGGTGTAGACCTTGCCGCGAATGAGGGTTGCAGTGGTTACTTTGCGGGTTGCCATGGAATGCTCCTGTGTAGGCTCTGGTGTTGATTGGTGTGCGACGCCAGAGCCTACGGGGTTGGGCTGGATCAGCCGATGTTGATGGCTTTCACCACCATGTCTTCCTGTTCCAGCTTGAAGTCGAAGCGCATGGTGAAGACGATGATCAGCACACGCTCACGGGTGTCCCGGTCGAATTCCATCCGCATGGTCCGCTGGACGCCGAACAGAATGTTGGTCGGGTCCATGAACAGGGCTTGCGAAGCGGGCATGGAAGCCGCGCCCACCAGCGGGACGCCGAACGGGGCGAAGTTCACGCCCTGACCGCCGACCAGAACGCTGTCGCCAAGGCCGGTCTGGCGCTGGGCAACCTGCATCATGTATTGCAGCGCCTTGTTGTGCGCCACGTAGAACTTGTAGCGCGACATCACCCGCTTGAACTTGTCGGGCAAGGACTGGATCATTTCGTTGAACGTCACAGCGTCCAGCACGGAGCCGCCGTTGTTGACGATGTTCGAAATGGACTGGATCAGGATGCCGTCCCGTTCCGCGAGGAAGGGGTCGCCCGAGGCCGTATCACCGTTCAGCACCATGTCTTCGATGTCGATACGGATGCGCTCGGCCAGTTGTTCCAGCACGGTCTGTTGGAACCGCGTGTTGTCGATGGCCCCGCCTTCGATGTTGTCTTCCAGCACTTCGTAGGGCAGGTTGACTTCCGCGATGACTTCGAAGGTGTCCAGTTCGACCTTCGAAGTCGTGACCTTGGTGCGGTCCACGCGGGCCAGCGCACGGGGGCCGAAGTCGCCAGCGTTCGGGGACGACACGTTGCCTTGGTTGGCGATCCGCAGGGCGCGGTTCGTCAGCGACAACTTGTTCACGATCATCTTCGGACGCGCCATGTTGATCAGGCGCACATCGTCCAGAAACGCGGTGTCCTGCATCAGGATGCGGATGAAGTTGTTCGCCTGTTCGGGCTGCATGAGGCCGGAAGATGCCAGATCGGCCAGCGCCATGTCGGCTTTCGCCAGAAGTTCCTTGGTCTTCATTTGAGTGTCCTTTTCTCTCAGTCTGTCGTGGGTTGTCGGGTTTCGGTGGTGTGCTGGCCGGGGATTACCCGATCAGGGCCTTGCGCTGCTTCGACCGCAGCCAGTCATCGGTGCTGACTTCCTTCTTCACGGGCTTTCCTTCGCCCTTGATTTCGGAGGTCGGCATTTCGGTGATGTCTGCCGACTTCTTCTGCTGGCGACGATCTGCCAGCTTGGAAACGGTGCCAGAGAGTTCGGAGAACTGCTCCAACACCGGGGCAACGGCTTCCTGCACCATGGCAGCGATGGTCTTGGTATCGACGGCGGGGGCAGCGGCCTTGGTTTCCACCGTGGCCTCGGCCTTCTTCTCGGTCGTGGGCTGCTCGACAGCCTTCTTGGTCGTGATAGCGAGGGCATAGTCCTCGGCCCACTTCGCAAGCTTCTCGGCCTTGTCAGTCCCTTCGAACGACTTGGCAATCACGGTTTCGTCGGCTTCGATGAAGCTGGCGAAGAACGCATCCATGGAGCCGACCAGATCGGCGTAGTCCATTGCGGCCTTGTTCAGAGATTCCTGCTTGGCGGCGGGGGTCGCGCCGTCATCTTCCAGAATCGCCATCATCACGCCGTTGAACGCAGCCTGCACATCGTAGAAGCCGGGGGGCGTGGCGTCGTAGGCCATGCCCGCTTCCAGAGCGTCGGACAGGCTGGATTTCTTGGCGTAGAACGCATCCCAGCCCGAGAACTTCTGGACCTTGGTGGCAACGGAAGCCTGCACCTTGGCGAGGAACGCCGCGCGCTTGGTCAGCTTCTTCACGGGCTTTTTCTTCTTGTCGGTGGCGGCGTCGTCGCCACCTTCGTCGTCCATGCCGTCGCCGTCAGCGCCCGTGGCCTTTTCTTCGGTCGTGGCGTCGTCGTCACCCTCGTCGTCATCGCTTTCTTCCAGCTTGTCGTCGGGGTTGTCGTTGGAGGTCAAGCCCTTGGCTTCGGTCGAAGCATCGGCACCTTCGGCGGCAACTTCCATTTCGCCCACGAAAGCTTCCACGCCTTCTTCGTCGGCGGCGACCGGAGCCATCTTGGTAAAGGATTCATCGTCGGTGCCCGCAGGCCGCGCAACGAAGGTGTCGCCTTCCTCGGTGATGTCGATCTTGTCGGCTTCCCACTCGGCCTTGGCGATCCAGTCCTCGACCGACGCTTGATCGGGGAACTCGGTCTTGGCAAACACGATCTTCGCCATGACGGTTTTCTTGATCGTCGCCGGGGCTTCCGCCTTGCGGCCCGTGTTCAGTTGCTTGTGCGACTTGGACACGTTGACCGGGGCCAAGTTCGTCCGCTTCTTGATTCCAACGCTCATTGCGCCCATTCCTTCTGCTGATTTGATCATTGTGAAGGGCGTCTCATTCGCCCCTCTGTCCACGATGGACACGAAACCTGCGCTGGCCCCATGAAGTTTGGAGGCTTTCCGCCGCGCGTATTTGACCTTCCCTCTCATTCGGCCCTCAAGTGTATGCGGTGGCTTCGGCCATCCGTTTTCTCGGTGATGTTGCTCGACTTGATGAAGTGGGCCGGGGAGCCATCACTGCCGAGGCCCGTTTGGCCCCATGCGATTTCCCCGTTGGCGTCCATACGGACAATGAAAGGGTGGGTATGCTTGTCGATTGGATCAGGATCGGTAAAGCCGTAATACCACGACTGGTATTCAACTTCAACCACCATGTCATCGCGGTATGTAAGGATTTCAAACGAATAGCCGTTGAGTTCCCCGGACTTGACCTGTTCCCACACGGCGGCGTCGTCAATCTTGACCGCAGCGACCCATGAGCCTTCCTCAAAATCCGGGTCGCCTTTGCGGGCGATGAAGCTTTCCACGATGCAGGCTTGGATGGTCAGGTTGTCATGCTGCACATCGATGGAGGTCTGCAAGCCGTCCATCAGGAATTTGTGGGCGAGGGTCCGCAGTTCGGGTGCCGCCATGAAGTGACCGTGAGCGTCCAGCGTATCCGGGGCGTAGACTTGGCCGTAGACGATACGTTCGTCTATTGCCTTGGTAATCCGGTAGCGGGCCGAGACACGCTCTGGCCCGCTTTGCGACTTCCGAATAAGGTCGGCTATCTTTGCCATATCACGCCGCTTCCGTTACAATCGATTGCAAGGCTTCGTCCAGTTGGTTCTGCATCTTAGCCGAAACTTTGTCCAGAAGTCTACGGATAGTTTTCGTGACGCCCGCAGCCTCGCCGGGATCGGTGGTCGGGTCTGCATTGGGATCGGTTTCAGGGGCATTCGGGTCTTTCAGGTGCGACGTGATGTTCGCATCAAAAATGTCCAACCCCTTGAGAACCTTGCCCTGTTCAATGTAGGTGGTGATGATCGTGAACGGCAGGTCGCCCCACTCGTCCAACACCGGCTGAATGTCCGCGTCCAGATAACGGTTGGCGATCTTGATGGCAATGTTCGGCGTGAGTGCGCCTTCCGCGCCAAGGGCGTTGATGATGCGCCACACGTCTGCCGGGTCTTGGAGGCCGGGGCCAGTGGAGCGGACGCGCCAGAACTTGAGGCCATGCGTGGAAAGCACAACTCGTTCGAACATGGCGTCCCATGATGCGCGTTCCGGCACGAAAATCTGCATGTCGGCAACCAGCATGGAGGCGAAGGCTGACGCCCGGTTGTATTCCTTGGCATCCCCGACATAAACAGGTGGAAGACGGAAGCTGGAACG